ATGCAGAGATTGAAGATATGATTGATGCAGGAATACATGTATGCATTGCATCAGGAAATCAATATTATAAAATAGATGTGCCTACAGGCCTTGATTACAACAACGAAGTAACTTTTAGTGGACTTACTACTCAGTATCATCAAGGATCTAGTCCATATAGCGAAGAAGCATTTATTGTAGGCAATGTAGATAGTACTACACAACAAGATGGTGTAGTATTTAGAGATAAAACAGCAGGTAGTAGTAATAAAGGACCTGGCACAAATTTCTGGGCACCAGGAACTGATATAATAAGTGCTTGTAGTGACACTAATGTATTTGGTTCAAGTGCAGGAGATTATTTTACTCCAGGGTATAAAATTGCAAACATCGGCGGTACAAGTATGGCATCTCCTCAAGTTGCTGGGTTAATTGCACTTCATTTACAAGTAGACCCTAATGCAACTCCGTTACAAATAAAAAATAAATTAATAGCTGAAAGTAAAGATGTATTATATTCTACAGGATTAGATTCAGATTATACAGCATACGAAACATCATTAATGGGCAGTCCTAATAGAATGATGTTTTCGAAATACGGAAAACAACCCTTATCGTTATCTGGTACTGTATCGCTTTCTACTACTATTCCGTTATATTATCTATCTCAAAATGTTACCAGCATCAACGAAGGCGGCACAGTAAGATACACCCTTACAACAGTAAATATAGACGAAGGAACAGACATTCCGTTTACACTTTCGGGAATTACAACTTCAGATATTAGTAATCTATATCAATGGCAAGAAAGATATGTTAGTAATACATACGAAGTAATTAGAACATTAACCGGTAGTAGTGCTCCTGGTCAACGATATAGATATCGATTACGTTGGAATACAACAATTGTAGGCGATTATAATTCAGATTCTGCCTTTTCTGAAAACGGATTACTTACTTCAACAGACGGAAATACATATAGATTAGGAGTGGAAGAGTCTGCTTCAGGACCTGATACAATATTTTCTATTATAAAGGTTAATGACACTACAGTAGATTTAAACGAAAATTTTTATGTAGGTTATAATAATAAATCAATTATTGAATTAGTAATTGCAGAAGATGCTGTTACAGAAGGTGCTGAAGAATTAACATTAAGTATAAATGGTACTAGTATTACATCAAATCCAATAACTATTAATGATACATCTTTAGATCCTACATATTCACTTGTAGCTTCTCCAACATCTGTTAATGAAGGAGGAACATTTAATGTTGATCTAACAACTACAAATATTCCAAACGGAACATCAATTCAATATACAATTACAGGTACAGGAATAACTGCTAATGATTTTACTTCTGGTAGTATATCAGGAAGCTTTATAGTTGTAGATAATACTTCTAATATTAGCTTTACATTAGCAGAGGACTTATCTACAGAGGGTACTGAAACAATTACACTAGCACTTAACAATGGCGGCGATAGCGTTAATATTACTATTATAGACACTAGTACAACTCCGATTGTTCCGACATATACAAGTCTTGCAGCAGATGTAGAAACAGCAAATGAAGGTGATACAATTACGTTTACTCTTAATACAAGTCAGATTGCTGATAGTACAACAGTTGGATACACAATTACAGGTGTATCGGTAGATGATATCAACTTAGTAAGTTTAACTGGTGTATTTACAATTGCAGGTAATACATCAACGTTAAGCTTAAATCTTGTAGAAGACTTAGACACAGAAGGTACTGAAACTCTTACAATAACATTAGACGCAACTGATAGTAACGGAAATGGAACAACTTCGTTATCAGACAATGTACTTATTGCAGATACAAGTACAGCACCGCCAACTTATAGTCTATCAAGTAGTGTTCCAGATGTAAACGAAGGCGATTCAATTGTTATTACCCTTACAACAACAGATGTAGCAGATGCTACTAGTATTCCATATACAATTACAGGTGTTGATGCATCTGATATAGATATAGCACTAACAGGATCGTTTACTATAACTTCGAATACAGATACACTTGCAATAAATATTGCAGCAGATGCTACTACGGAAGGTTCTGAATCCTTAACATTAACATTAGACGGGTTAGGCGAAGATGTAAGTGTTGTAATCAATGATACTAGTATTACAGGCTCTCCTACATATCTACTAAGCTCTGGATCAACAACTGTTAATGAAGGCGATAGTATAAGTATTTTACTTAATACAACAAACGTATCAAACGGAACAACTATTCCGTATACTATTACAGGTATAGATGCATCAGATTTATCAAGTGGATCCATAACAGGTAACTTTACTGTTAGCAGTAATTTTGCATCATTGAGTTTTACGTTTGATGAAGATATTACTACAGAAGGTTCTGAAGTTATGAACCTAGCATTAGATAATGGTGAAGACGACATCGATATTACAATTAATGATACAAGTACTACACCAGGCGGCGCAGCAGAATCTTACTCACTTATTGCAAGTTCAAGTTCTCTCCAGGAAGGTGAGAAAACAACGTTTACACTTACTACAACAAATGTAGCCGATGCAACTAGCGTACCATACACAATCTCAGGTGTTAATTCAAGTGACTTGAATACTGGTCCAAGAGCTAGCGGCGCTGTAGGAAATACTGTAGGATATGGTAGTAACTTCTTTACTAGAGAAGTTAGGACAGCAGGTGTTAGATTAGTTAGTGCAGGCACAGTAGGTGGACAAACAGCAGTGCCAGATGCATTTATCGAAAAAGTAGCACGTATGTTCCAATTGTTTACTGATAGCGCAGGCGCAGGTATTAACGCAGGCAAACAAAATCAATTCATCGAAACACTGCTAGGTAATACAACATCTTATCACTCACCGAAACCAACTATACAACGAATTGCAAGAGGCGCAGGTGGCGACTATACACCAAACTTCTTAGACGATGCAGGTATACGTAGTTGGGGATTAGAGCCATTGTTTGATGAAACAGTGCAAAACGATATGGTATGGTACTTAAACAGTAGTGGTACTCCTGGAACAGGTGACGAAGATGCACAAGAAGTGATTGAACACGTCTTCCATACACTACATATGCATGGTCTAGATGCAGCAACATTAAAAATGTATCCTAGCATAAGTTCAGACTGGGCAACAAGTGATTTGTATAACGCAATGGCAGAAGCATTTGATGCAGGCAAATGGGATCCATCAGGATATCAAAGTCCATCAAATGCCTGGAAGACAGACGGCGATGCGTTTGAAGTAGCAGTCAAAGAATACTTGTACTTGCTAAACTTCTGTATGTTTGATTATTCAACTTTATGGGACGGCAATAGTCTTGCTCCTGAGTGGACAGATGATATGCGCACGCCAGCAGGTATACTAGCAAACAATCCGTTAGGCTATGCGTTGTTTAATACGCATATAGCAGATGTAATTAGTAAGCCATCACTCACAACTATTAGAAGTATATTCCAAGATGGTGATGTAGGCGATCCAACAGTCGCAGGCGCATCGGGATATAGTGCAGATGCACCAATTTCATTAACTGGCAACTTTATAGTTAGTTCAAACACTGCTACACTTGAAATCAACACAGCAAAAGATGGAACCACTGATGGTGATAAAACACTAGCAATTGCACTAGACAACGGTGAATCATCAACAAACGTTAGTATTACAGATTCAAGCCAAGCTGTTGGTCCAACTTACTATGCTTATCCAGCAGCCCAATCTATCGACGAAGGTAGTGCTTTAACAGTAAATGTTGTAACAACAGACATAGCAAATGCAACTACACTATACTGGAGTGTTACAAATGCAAGTGATTTTAGCACTTCAAGTGGTAACTTTACAATTACCAGCAATGCAGGATCATTTAGTGTAACACCGACAGCAGATGAAGGAACTGAGGGTGCAGAAAACTTCCAAGTACAAATTAGAACAGGAAGTACTAGTGGTACAATTGTTTATACAACTAATCCAATTACAATTAACGATACAAGTTTAACACCAACGGCTGATTATACAATTAACGTTACAAACGTAGGCGCAGGAGCATACACAATGGTTGGTACAGATCAAAACGGTGCAGTAAATGGAAATAATGTAAGTTTAACATTTAGTCAAGGCGATCTTATTGAATTCTCTGTTAATGCACCGGGACATCCTTTCTTAATCAAGACTGTTCAAGGTACAGGTAGCAGTAATCAAGCCTCAGGTGTAACAAACGCAGGAGCCATCTCAGGAACTGTAACCTGGAATACAACTGGATTGACTACAGGAACATACTATTATCAATGTCAAGCTCACGATGCAATGCACGGTGTAATAACTATAAACTAATATTACAAATTTTTGCTATTTGTTTTCTAAGATCTACAATTTGTGATCTAGTATTATCCATTAATGACGGAGTTATTCTAGATCCAATTTTTTGTGTATGACCTGTGTCTACATATTCGACTAATTCTAAAAGACTTGCAATCTTTCTTTGTGCTTCAATTTTTTTGTCGTTTGATAGATCTTGCATATGAATTTCAAACAATTTTAGTTCGTCTTTGAAAAACTGTGATTCTGATAGTTTAGGTAACATTTATATTCCTACATTATTACTAGGGTAAACAATAAATTTATCATCATCGTATATACCGTTATTAACTTCAGTAATTGAACTATTATCTGTAAGTGCTTCTAAACACACTGGCCTTAAAGGTTCAACTTCGAATACAGATCCTTCTTCTAGTTTTGATTCAAATACTTTACCATTACTTGTATCTATCCATTTTACAGAAAAATTTCCTGATGCAACAAACCAAGTTTTATGTGTCTTTTTTTGAAAAAATATATCAGTTTTACTTCCTGATTGAAGGAACATCATATGTTTAGCACCATAGCCTTCTGCTTTTGCCCATACTGCTTCAAATCCCCAAGGATGTTTCTCTACATTATCACTCACCTGTGCATCTCCAAACTTATATTTCCTGAAATTGTAATTCTATAATCGTCTGATGTGAAAAATGGATACACATTATGTATCATTTCAGCAGGGAAAAGACAGATAGTATTATTCCATTCTTTATCTACAGGCAATGATTCCTGCAATATATTTCCTAAACTATTAGTAAATTGAAATTCAAAGTGTCCAGCTAATGCATTATTTGCTTTTTTACCTGGACTATTTTGTTTTTCGTCTTCTATACTATATGGTATTTTGTGCCATATCACAAATGAATATACGCCGTTGTGATTATGTGTAGGATTAAATTCATATTTTTTTTGATAATTTACCCACAAACTTTCTAAAGTAAGTGCAGGACTTTTATCAACTAATAATCTTGATCTATTTTTTAAATAAGTAAAATGATTTTCATATTCTTCTACAAGCGGCATTAAAATTTTATACATTTCTTCTTGACACTTTTTATCATCTCCTAAATCAAATTCTCTTTCAATTTGTCCTATAAGTTGATAATTTACCGGAGTAGAAGTATCAAAATTATCTTGTATATCTTTAATTCGTTGGGATATATGAGACAGCTCACTATCTTGTAGTTTGTGTAAAATATATCCTATATTTCTAAATTGTTTTGTTTCCATTGCGGTTCTCTAATAATAAATCTAAAACTTCAAATACTGTCTGTAGTTTTTTTTGATTGACTCTATTGTTTAGTGTATTTCTTACACCGTCGTGTAATGGTTTGGGCCACTTTGTAAAACTAACCCAAGCATATCCATCATGTTCAAAATTTAGTTTTGGAATAAATTCGTCTTGTACTATACAAATATATGTATGATAATGAAATAGCTCATCATTAGATATAAAAGTTTCTAATGGCATAGTTTTTACTATTTCTGGCAGAAATCCTATTTCTTCTTCAACTTCTCTACGAAGACCTTCCCAAGGTGTTTCCTTATCTTCATTAGTACCTCCGACTAATCCCCATAGATTTTTTCTTTTACCATTATTTCTGTGTAAAAAAAGAAATCTTCGAGTGTCAAGAGAGTAGAATAAAGCACCACTACAGATTATTTGTTTCATAATAATAATTAGCCATAAAGGTCAATGCGCCAGGTGCCAACTGGATAATCGCCTTCAACACTTATTAGCCATTCGCCATTACTAAACCTGTATTGTATTCCTGTATTTAAATTAGTAATATAAGTTATTTGATCTGTTTCGCTAGCATCAAAAATTATATTCCATTTTGTACCAGTCCATTCTATTATATCATTAGCACTTGCTACTAATTGACTATTGTCTACATTTTTCCACGCTATTGCTGATTCTAGTGCATCTTCTCCACCGATATCATCTAAAAGTAGTATCCTAGTACCCGGAGTTTTAATATCAGAAGGATTACGTCTACGTGGATCAATTATATAATCTATACTAGTACGATCGCCGATATCACTGGAAATAATGTCATCGTCAGGAAAACTATCAACATCCCAGTTTACTATTAGTATTGTTTCATCTAATTCATTTAATGCAATTGTTCCAGTAAGAACTGCATCAGTGTCTAAACTTGTTAGGAATATTCTGCTAACGCCACCGGTATAAGTTCCTGGTAAATTTTCTGTTACTGAACGCCAACTTGTTGTACCGATAGAACCTCTACCGTATAACTGTGCTTGATTTCCTCTTATGTATACACCGTATTGTCCATCATTAACATCAGCTGAATGTTTTGCAATTTGTGTTTCAGCTGTTTCGCCAAACTCGCCTGTGAATCTGCCCGATGTTGCAACATCATCCCATCTGTTTAAAGTTGCTTGATCATTTCCTAAATCAATAGTACCCTGAGTTTCGTCAAACATACTTGTAATAATATTAGTTATAGCACCTAAACGTTTTACTTTAGCCGGAGTGCTAATATAAATCGGAGTTGTAAATGTAAGTGTTGCTACATCAATTTCACTATCTACACCTACCGGAATGCTTCTATTTGTCCATTGTATGTTATCAAGATTTATAACAGTTAAACTTGTCCAGTCAACATAATTGTCAGTAGTTTGTATTTCAAGACTCGGCGTAAAAAATACTAAAATTTGTTCTAATATTTGTAATTTTTGATCTGTACTACTTGCCCAGATATCTGCATTAACTCGCAGCAAATAAGGCATAGGCATAAGTTTTTCTACAGTATAGTTTTTACCTTGATAGTTAAGATATTGATTATTGTCTTCATCATATGCACGTTCTACAATGTTTGTTTTTTTAATAAAACTAGGATCTTGTATTCTATCTCTTTCTAATTCTAAACCTGTAACATAAACACTCATTCGCGGCGCACTAGGCAATTTATTTTCGCTATTTTCTCTAATTATATTAGCCACTTGTCTAGTAAGATCGCCATACATTACTGGTATTTCTTTTAGTCCGCCTTTTCCGTCTTGCACAGAAAAATTACTTAGCATACGTATAATTTGACTAATATATCGTCTTACTTGTCCGTCATAAAAATATAGCATTAATTATCTGCCCTAGGTTTTAGTGCTTTAGATATACTTTGTCTTTCTTCGACAGTTTCTCCAGCAATCTCGCTACTATTAGTGTTATTTACAAATGAATGTCTTTGTGTTACTCGATCAAGAGTGTTAGTTAATGTCATTCTAACATTATCTTCAACTTTTATCCATTTATTTCCGTCATATCTAAATAATCTATTAGGTAAAAAGTCAGTACGCAAGAAATAGTCGCCGTCATAATTTACTCTAGGAAATTGTATTCCTGCACCATACGGAGCACCATTTGGAGTATTATTACCAACTAAGTATCCATTGTATGCACTTCTTTCAGGATTTGCAGAAATTTCGTCTGTTGTGTTAGTAATATTACTTGCATCTATATCTGTTTGATCTGCTGTTTCAAGATCAATTGTTCCATCTTCGTTATATGCCATGGTGTAAAAGTGCGTAGTATCAT